CACCGCCAAGCATCGGAATTGCTCCACCGTCAGATGATCCAAATGAGTTATTAAATACTTGATTTGATACACTACTTGTCATAGCCTGTTTGCTATTTGACATATTTCCATACACACCACTCATGACAGTCTTTAATCCTGATAATTGACTCACAGAACTAGCCATCATACGGCTCATGTCACCCATTAATTGATTTATTTCGCCTGGCATAGCAAATTGTTCTCGTGGCATGGCTGCTACGATTCCTGCACCAATAGCTCCAAGTGTCTTTTTATTAAGCGGAAGCACCGCTTCGTCCCCCGCTTCTCCTGCTGCTTGATAACGTCCATTATTCATCCCAAAGATAGTCGGCTTAGTGAAGATACCACCTTTTGCACGCCAATCAATATTAATTCCTGATGGATAAGTAACATCTTTACCTAAAACGTTTTTCGTACTTGTTTGTAAGCTAAAGTGTGGAAGAGGTGGCATTTCAGGCTTTGGAATTTTTAATTTTAAATCACTAAAGAATCCCTTAATCTTCCCAATAAATTCTTCTACATTACCAACCGCTTCTTTGATTGGATCGATGATGTTACGTTTAGCCGCATCGAATTTTTCTTGTGCTGCATTTTTTATAGCATCAAATTTTTCTTTCGCACTGTTATACATTTCACCGAATTTTTCTTTCGTAGAATTATAGGCTGAAATAACCGGATCAATAACATATTTATAAACTAACTGCCATGCTGCAAGTGTGTAAGATTGGATTTTCGCCCAATTTCCTAATATCCAATTTGCTAAATCATTCAACTTTTCTTTTGTTGCACTCCACAATTCTTGCACTGGTTGGATAACATACTGTTTTACCAGATTCCACGCTGCTGATGTATATGATTTTATTGTCTCCCATTGTGAATTTAGCCATGAAACTAAATCACTGAACTTTTCTTTTACTAAGTTCCAAGTATCTACGACTGGTTGAATGATATATTGCTTAAATAATCCCCATGCTAATTGTGCCACCGCTTTTGCAATTTCCCATTGTGTACCAAGCCAAGTAACCATTTCACTGATTGTTGTACTCACCCAATTGTAAGCTTCTTGAATTGGTTGAATAATATATTGGCAGATTGCCGCCCATGCAATTTGTACTCCGGCTTGTATTAGTAGCCATCCAGCTTCTAAAACGGTAGAAACTGCCGAAATAATTGGATCTAAAACAGTAAGAATCGTGTTCCAAGTTTCTTGCCAAGCTTGTACGAGTGTTCCCCACAGTTCGGAAGCTGTTGTAACTAAAGAAGTCCACCAAGAGGAAGCTGTTTCAACAATTCCAGACCACAAACTACTAAAGAATTCGCCTATCGGATCAAAGAAACTATGCATCATTTCTGTGAATGAAGCCCAAGCTCCTGAGAAAAATTCGACAATAGAATTCCAGGTACTACTACATATCTCGCCTATTCCTGTCCATAAATCACTAAAAAATTGACCTATTGGATCAAAGAATGTATGCATTGTTTCTAAAAATGAATTCCAGGTTTCACTAGATGATTGAACGATACCGTCCCAAAGTTCTATCAAATATTCCTTAATAGAATTCCAGGTTTCTATTGTCCAATTTTTGATATCGTCCCAGTTTTTATAAATTGCTACACCTAAAGCGACTATGGCCGCTATGATAATCGGGACAATGGCAACTATCCCAGCTGCTACAGCCGCACCAACCCCAAAAATACTCATTACCGTTACAACTATTGGCGCAAGCGCCATAATTGCACCTGAAATTATTCCAATGGCAGTTGCCACGGCTGCAAGCGTTGCTGCTAATGCTGGATTATTAGTAACCCATTCAGCAAATTTAGATACCAGATCAGCTACGACTGATAATACTGGTTCTAACGCCATCTTTAAATCTCCCATAGCCTTTTGCATTTTAACCGCTGGATTGGCATCCATTTTTTTGATAGATTCATTTAAGTTCTTTTGGTTCTTGTCAAAATCAACTACTTTACTTTGTGCACCGAGTAATGCGTATGTTATGTTATCGCCCTGGTCTTCGTACATTGTACCGAAGAGTTTGACACCTAGTTCATTCCGTTTTGTTTGATCTTCTACATTGGCTAAAGCCGCTGCAATCTCTGTCATAGCCGCAGATCCTTCTTTTCCACCTTTAGAAACAGATTGTCCCCATTTTTGCAATTGTTCAGCTGAAATATTAGTTCCTTCCAGCGTTTCCTTCATAGCCTTATCGACACCTTGACCGAACTCAGCCGCTTTGATGCGCCCTTCTTTCAAACCATCTAAAAGGTTATCAATATTCCATGTTCCTGTTTCAATCCCAGCTTCCATAATTGCTTGGACTTCTTCAGCATTGTACCCTGCTCGCGTTAACTGTCCTCCATATTCAGCAATAACATCTAATTGCTCAGGTGGAAATCCCATTTTTAACAAGGCATTGGTTAATCCAAGTGCGCCTTCTTGTGAAATGCCTAATTCATTTCCAACTTCATTTGTTTCTTGTATTAGTTCTGTGAAATCTATACCTTCATATGATTGTGCAATTGCGGCTGCTCCCTTTACGATTGCTGCATTCGCTTCATCACTTACACCTTTATTCAAAGCCCATTGCCTACGTACACCTTCTAAAGATGCTTCTGCATCAACGCCATAAGCGGTAACGCCTCTCACAGCTTCTTCTACAGACTTTTTCGAGGATTCTGGGACGTCAAATGTTATATCAATCTTGGTTTTCAATTTTGACATATCAAGTGCTTTTTCGATTGTCCCAGCAATTCCGCCACCAGCTACCATTGCTCCAAGAACATTTTCTAAGCCAATATCTAATTCTTGAAATTCTCTTTCCGTCCTTTGGGCTTCTTGTTGTAAATCTCGTAATTCGTTCCGTACTTGTTGTATTGAATTACCAGCATCCACAGATCGTAGTGCTCGTTGTAATTTTTCAATATCTGCTTCAGTTCCTAATGCTTCACGACCAATAATTCCAATTGCTTGTTCTAATTGGCGACTTGTAGCTGTTCCGCTTTTAATTGCATTCACAAGACGATTTCCTAATGCTCCTGCAAAATCATCAACGCTTTTTCCTGTAGCTCTAAACAATGTTTCTAATTGCCTTGTGGAACTCGCTACATTCTCTTGTTCAGCTTTCATGTTTCCTAGTTTATTTTTAAGACCATTAAGTGACCCTTCTGTAAATTCAATTTCACGTCTGAATGCACGATATTGTTCTTCAGAAATTTTACCGTTTTGAAATTGAGCTTGTACTTGTTGTTCCGCTGCTTTCAATTTATCTAGCTTTTGCGTTGTATTTTCAATCTGTTGTGTAAGTAATTTTTGCTTTTGTGCTAATGCTTCCACATTACCTGGATCAAACTTTAACAGGCGTTCAACATCTTTTAATTCTTTAACCAAGGCATCACTTTGTTTATTTACATCTTTTAAAGCATTTTGTAACGGTTGAGTATTTCCGCCGATTTCTATCGTAATCCCTTTAATTCTTCCTGCCATTTTCTCACCTCATTTCTTAGAACGCATCGTAATCTTTTTGATTTGCTTTTCTAACTTTTTCTTTGTCTGGATTCTCCATTTCAGCGAATTCAGCAATGTAATCAAAACAATCACCAATTGTCATATCTTCTAAATCCCAACGCGTTAATTTCGCTTTATAACAAAGAGCAAGGAACAAATCAGTGGTTAATTCTTCATCACTGAATGTCCCTTGCTCTCCATTGTTTTCTTTTATTTTTTTTTTGCTCCCATAGTGACTTGAATCAAATCCATAATTTCTGGCATGATTTCCTCAATCGGGAATTCTTCAAAACCGTCAAGCCAAACCATAGGATCAGGAATACTTGGATCAGCCGTTTTAGCGAATAACCAAGTCAAATCATAAACAAGCTCAAAGTCCACTTTACTTAAATCAAGATTAGATGTATCGATAGGTTGTTGTGATCCATCTGACGAAGTTAATGTACTAATTGCTCCTAACCCCATCATATCTGCAAATAAATTACGTCTGAATTGTGCTTTATATCGTTTAACTGTTGCTGCTGTACTTTTTAATCTGACTTGTTTTCCATCTATTGAAATTGTCTTTTCCATCTACTTATGCTCCTTTCGGTAATGCAGGTACTTTTGTATACACTTTTTTGTACCAATTATCATAAATCGCTTGTTTTGATTTAGTTGTAGTCTTCGTTTTAACCATACGTTTTCCGTTAATATCAATAGGGCTTGATACAAATTTAAGTTCATTTGTATTTGGCTCCGCTGAATTTGTTTTCGTTTTAGATGCAAGTGTTGGACGACTTGCTGAACAGTTAAACATAACGTGGCGCGTTGCTCGTACATCACCATCAAATTCAAATAATAATGCAAATGATTTCCCTTTCGCATCAGCTAATTCGTTTAACACACCGTCTTCTTCGTCTAATTCCTCTCCTAATGCATCAACAGCAAATTGTTCTGGAATTGTCGCGATGGATAGCGTTCCGTCATAACCTTGGTTATTACTTGCCGCATAGTAAAGCATGTCATCCGCGTAGAATTCAATTAAATCCCCTCGTGGATCAAACGTTAATTCAACTGCACCTGGTAATGGAATCGGTGTGCTAAATGTGACTACACCATCTTTAATATCGAAAAGTGCATAATGGACATTTTTCAAACCAAAAGCTACTTTGTTTTCATTCATTTATATCAACCTCGTTTCATAATTTTTTTGATACAACTTTTCAGATTCAATAAAAGTCCCATACGAATCATAAGGAATTTCATGATCGTCTAGGACTTGTTCAAGCTTGGCTTCTGCAACTAAATCTTTTTTAGTTGTATAAAGCTCTATATTTAAATCATTTATCTTGTGATAGACCTTGTTATCAGCCATTAAATTTGCTGATCCATCCACAAGAAAACAGATATAAGGCGGTGCCGGAACTGGATTATTTGGCGTTGCTGTGAAATGAGAATAAGCCACAGGATAACCGGTAGCTTCAAGAATTTTTGTTAATTCACCTAATATCATTGTTGAACCGCCCTTTCGATACGTCTTGGCAATTCGTCAATTACATACTCTTCAACTGGACGAATATGAACTTGTGCTGGAACTCGACCACCACCGACTTTCGCATGTCCCTTTTCTAAAAGATGTGTTAATTGTCCTTTTGTATTGTGGACGACAACGCTATTACCTTCTTTTTTCTTACGCCACCCTTTACGATAAGCACCTGTTTTTTTAGGGCCACTTTGTCTTAATTTACTTACAGCAAGATCGGCTACTTCTTCTTGTGCTGTCAACAACTCTTCTTCCACAACATTTGCATATCTTTGTAATTCTCTAGCAAGATCACCCGCAAAATCATTCATATCAAGTATGCTCCTTTGCGATAATAGTCAATGTTTGATACATTTCATCATCATTCATTGGAGGCTCGATAATATCAAAAATACGACCTTTCATATTGATTCGCATTAATTCTGTAATGCCTTTTGTATAAGGAATTACAAACCGATAAATCCGAGTAGCTTGTGAAGCTGAAGCTTCAATATACTCATACCCTTTTACCGTTTTTATCATCGACCATGCTTTTTTAACTTCTTGCCAATTACCTGTTTCAACCTCTTGATTCAATTCATCTTTTATTACTTCAGGTTGTTCAATAATAATACGATTTCTAAAATCACCTGTATTTAGTGGCTTTTTATACTGAAAGGGACGCATATTAATCACCGCCCAATTTTATTTCTTCTAAAGCTTTTTGAATGCCAAAGCTATTAATTTCTGTTAAAAAGTTTTCGGCAAAATACTCTAGTGCATCATTATAAACATAACGAGAACGTTCAAATACTAATTCTTTGAACGTCTCATCTTTGTTTATGTCATACGATCCACAATCTTTTATTAAAGCCTTATTGGATGCAAAAAGGATACGTCTCAGGTTATCGTCTTCATCATCACCCAAGCGCATCCTATCTTTGAATTGCTGTAATATTTCATTTGAAATTACTGTATCCATTCACATCACCCTTGTGTTGGTGGTGTTACTTCTCCAACCTTCAATTCATACACTTGAGCTGCGTATTTATCCTTTGGCTTACCTGTAGCATATTGTTTAGCAATATAAAGTGTTGCATCTTCTAATGCTAACGTTTGGTCAAACTTTTTAATCGGCTCCGTTCCACCCATTGCTGCAATATACTCTCCTTTAACAAAAAACAACACTTTCCCTTGAGGTACAAACACTGATTCTGTAGGAGTTGGATTGAATGGTAAGCTCGTTACATAAACACCAGCTGCATTTAAAGTTGTTGCATTTGCTTGAACATCAAATGTGTCAAAGGGATTCGTAACCATAACTACTTTTCCAGCAATATTCTTCGGCTTATCTGCATCTTTACCATCAGCTTTTAATTTTTTAGCAAGTAACTTAACAACATTTTTTAATTCATTAATTGTTTTACGGCCTGGCTCAAATGTTAAAGTACCAGCAACTTTTTTATCTGGATACACTCCACCCGTAACACTTCCACTAGGATCTTTTAATAATCCAATAGGTTCATTTTTACCTGTACCTACTACAAATCCTCGTTCTAATCCAACGGCCATTGCTTCTGTAATCATTGCGCGTACATAACGTTCTACCCATACTGGTCCTAAATTTAACATATCATTTGATAATGGAATAAATGCTGTTAATTTAAGTTGCGTAATAGGTTCTTTTCGGAATGTAGCATTTAGTTGTCCTTGAATATCTCCAAATAATGGTCCCCATACTGCTGCACCTTCTGGATCTCCATAGATAAGTTCTGTAACAGCTCCTAAATTTTCTAGTCCAATATGTTCTAAGAACGGATGTCCACTTACTAAATCATCAAAGATTCTCTCTTGTGTTGTTTTAGGTAGAATTTCAGTATCTTTAAATCCACCATCTTGCACAACCGCATTAAAGAACTTCAGTTCCTCACTCGTTAATACATTGGAGCCACGAGATTGCATAATAGAACGGTCTACCATAGATTCATTTACTTGATTTAAAATATCTACTCGCACATCTGTAGCAAGCGCCTCAATCATCGAATTTAACGCTGCTGTTTGTTCTTCTGGTGTACCTTCCTGAGTCGCTTTCGCAAAAGCTAGTTTCTTTTCTTCAAAATTATTGAATTTAATCACCATTTTTTATTTTCCCCCTAAATTTAAAAAGAGCGTACTCAAATTCTGTTTATTAACAGGTTCTTGAATAGGCTCTTTTGAATTTTGATTATTTGTTTGTTTCGTATATTTAGCTACTAAATCTTCTTTGAAATTTTCTACAATTTCCACTTCTTCATCTTCTTGCGTATCATCAATCTCAATTTCATCCGCAATTTCATCCGCTAAACCAAGAGCAACTGCTTCCTCTGCTGTTAGCCAAGTTTCATCTTTTAAAAGTTGTTTTAGCTCTTCATCTGTTCCAACAAAACGTTTCTTATAAGATGCTGCTAAAGCTGAATCAATCTTTCGTAAATCTCGTGCTGTTTTTTCAAAAAGATCTGCATTTCCATATTCAAAGGTACTCGCTTGATGAATCATCATCATAGTATTACTTGGCATAATGATTTTATCACCAGCCATCGCAATTACAGATGCGGCACTAGCCGCCCAACCATCAATATGAACTATAATTTCTGCATTATGCTGTTTTAACTGATTACAAATTGCTACACCATCGAATGCGGAACCTCCACCGGAATTAATATGAACGTGAATTTTTTCTGCTTTTACATCTTGAATTTTCCTTCTTACAGCTTCAGCATTATTTTCACTAAACCATCCACCGATTGAACCATAAACAGTTAATTTATACTCATTTTCACCTTTAGATTCAAAACGAATATCTCGTTTTAAATTTAGAAGCTTATTCATATTCACTTGCTCCATCATTCCTCACCTCCTTTAGGTTTATCTAGTCTTGTATAGTTTTTCGTAATATGATGAACATTTAAGTTCGGATCATCAGAATCTTCATAATCTACTTCTGATCGAATTTCATTTCCTGTAAATGCACTTGAAGAAATGAGTTTATCAATACTTGTCGCAAGATCAAATATACTTTGATAGGAAACAGCCTTGACCTCAATTTTTTGTCCCAAAATATATTCTCTCATTTCAAAGAATTTAACGTTCGCTTCATCAGATAGCTTTTTTAATAATGGCCGTACTGTGAAAAGCATATAATTTTTCGTTTGCTTTTCTACATCAGCCATTTCCCCGTATATCAAAGCTGTAGGAATACCCATTGCCATAGCTACTTGATTTAAGAAACCACTTGTTATTTTATTGATTTCTTCTACACTTGGCCCATTCGCCACACCATTGTATATCTCGTTATAATTAATACCCTTTTGTTGCGGAACAATAGCTATATCTTTTGAACCAATTGACTTATACATGTTGTCTATAAACTCTTGTAACTTCGTTATTTGTTCTTCTGTTTTGGCACCGATCATATCCATATCAACTGTGCCACGAACTTGATTTTTACGCTTCTGTGAATTTAATATTCTACCAAATAAATCCCCGTAATCTGCAAACAATCCATCTATAAGTGGAGATAGTTTATCATTTCGATACTTTAAGTGAATTACTTCGCTTTGTTTAAAACTTCGCTTAAACGTGTAATCTTTTACTGTTACATCTGTAAAAGTATCTTCATATACAGCATATTCGTTATGCCGAAATCCATCAGCAATAAGTAAATCACCATCATCCGCCTGTACAACTAAGCATTCATTATCATAAATGAGCTTACGGATGAATCTTTCCCAGAAGGTACTGGCCGTCATATTCTTATTTGGCCTAATATTTAAGCGATAATAAAGCTCGTTTTTCTCAAATACTTTACCATTTTTCACTCTAAATTCAGATTGACTAACTGTTCTTCCTAAAAATGATACACATGTATCAATCGCCAAGCGTTTCATATGAAGTCTGTTTGCTGTATCAGCAATTATATCCAGATCAATCATAAATTCTAATTCTTTATTTCTTTTAAATACTGAACCTAACCATCCAATGGTTATCACCCCCTTTATTAGAATTTAATGTTACCTATAACAAAATCAGTTGCTTCTTGTATCTCATCAGCTCTATAGAGAGCATGAACAAAACACTGGAATCCGTCTGTTTTTCTACGTACAGGTTCTTTCTTTTCATATATTTTATTTCCATCACCTTTGATAACAACTAGTACATTTTGCGTATACCAACGCATTAGCGGATTATCATCAAAAACAATTTGTTTATTTGCAAATGCCATTTCAATGCGTGGAGCTAATAAACTATGAATTGCTTTTGGGTTTCGTATAACTTCTATTTCAAACCCTTCTGCTACTAATAATGGCCGTATTGCTTCCATTCTGAAGTTATCAGCTATGATCTTTTTAATTCCATATTGTTCTCTCATTTCTACAAACCAATCAACAATGTGTTGAGGATTAATAGTTGGTTCATCCACAACTGTTAGTAAACCTTGCTCTTCCCACTCTTTTATAGGAGCAAATTTTTGTTTTTTAAACTCACCTGCTTTTTTAGAATATCCATAATAGATATCAACAAATTCTTTTCGAACAAAAGAATGAGTTTTAAAAATGTACTCCCCATTTTGTCTAAATAAAAGACCACATGCTGCAAAGTCTCGAATGCTTGCAAAGTCTAATGCCCCTATGCATTCTTGAGCATATAAATCAGGAAATTGACGATTTGTAGCAAGAATTTCTGACCATTTCGCAACAGATCGCTCCAAATTTGTAACCGGCAAGTTCATTCGTTTTGTCATGAACTCCTCTCGGTTACTTGGATCATCCTCTAAATCCTCGTATTCTTCTTTTATCGTTTCAAGTAATCCCTCAGCATACTCACTTAAAGGATGAGATAACATTGGATTCGCCATTTCCCAATTATCAATATCATCGACTTCTTTTTCATCATTTAATTTACAAATGAATGGAAAGATAGCATTTGGACGGGCTTCACCATTTAAAACTTTCATTGCTTTTTCTTTTTGCTTATCTAGAAATCCGTCTCGTACATACCCGTCTGTACCAATGTAAAAT